TCTAATTTGTTTTTCTGTCTTTCCTTGCATTGGTTGACTAATCATTATTTTCATTTTTACCTATCTCCTTCCATAATAAAAACACTCTATTTTTGAGTGCTATAATATTCATTTGGTATTTTAATATTTGAACTATGTACCATAAAATAAAATATTTTTCTTTCGTTTTTAGACATTTTGTTTTTTAATTTATTGAACGATTCTTTATCGTTGTTTTTTATAAACTTTTCTAAATTATCATCTATTTTCTTGTACAATGCTATTTTGTCTATCTTTTTTGTTTTTTTTGTTGTTAACAAATCCGTAATATACTCAATTTGTTCATCGGTAAAATCAAATAATTCTTTCATTTTAGCACCTCTATATCAATATTTAACTGATTATAACCATAATCATCCTCAACTGTATATGCTTTTATTATTTTGTATTTTGTTAATGTATTTAATATCCCTTCACTTTCTTCTGTATTTTTGGTTATAAACATATTGGTTCCTTTCTTTATGTATGTATTTAATTTTACCACAGAATCTTTAAAAACACTATTATCTGTTAAACTTACTGACATAAAACCTTTATTAGTTATAACTTTACCTATATTATTATTGATAATTTTTTCAGCTGTTTCAAATTCTTTTGGTAACTGTTCTCTAGAAATTGATGTTTTAAATTCTTTTTCTAGATAGTCGGAATTAACATATCTTGTTGCTTTTATGTCATATTCTGTTTTATTTTTATTAATAACAGCTTGTAGGGTATCTCTTGTCTTCTTTTGTTCAAAATTCATTTCTAAAGAACTATCTCTTAAACAGTTATTTATACCCATTGCATAATCAGTTCCTATAAAACCGAATCGTTGGTCATATAATCTTGTTTCTTCATCTGTTGTAATACTTTGTGATGCTGATAATCTATTAAATTCTTCATCATTAATAGAATTATAATCATTACTATTAAAAATATCTTCACTATTTTTATCTTCTTTTTTTTCTATAGGCTTTGCTAAATCTTCCTTGATTTCTAATTTTGCTTTTTCTTGTTCCAGCTTTCTCTTTTTTGCTAACAATTCATCTATCTTTTTTCCTTTATCAACTTCATTAGATTTAAATTTTCCACTTTCTTTCATAGCAGTTGATAAGTCTTGTCCATCTTTGATAAATACTCTTCTTCCTCCTATGGTTCTCCATACTCCACCTATGTCATCAGCCATTTTTATCACCCACTTTAACTAATCCTTTTTCAATATATTCTCTAGTATAATCTCTTCTTAGATTGTTTTCTTCTAAGAATTTATTATATTCTTTATTGAATTTAGAATATCTTGAATTGATACTCTTTAATTCTTCTTTATCATCTAGTTGCTTTGCTACTTCTTTTTCTCTTTTGAATTGTCTTATTCTTCTTTCGTATTTTCTTTGTTCTTGTTGTTTTAAATAAGCTTCTTCATTTTCTTTTGCATCAATTAATTCTGAATGACTCCATCCTTCTTTTGTAGCATAAAAGTGATGCCTGCAATTGACACCACATAATCCTAGCATTTCACCATATCCAGTTTTTTCATAGAAGTTATCATATTTATCGTTAGAACCATCTATCATATATACTTTACCTTGCCACTCTGCGTGTACTTCGTAATCCTCTTTTGTGTATTTAGTTCTTATTCTTGCTCCCAAGTGTTGAGTAACATATACTAGATTAGTTCCTAGTTCTTTAGCTTTCTCTAACTCAATATCTCCTGCTAATTGATGGGTTCTAGTAAGTATGTCTCTTCTTACTGTACTTTCTAATGATAATCTTTTACCATTCTTATAAGTAGCACCGGTAAATCCATTTTTAGCAAGTTCTTTTAAACCTTGTTTTATTGCCATATCGTAAGAATAAACTCCACTAGATACTTTTATATATGTATCAGTTAATATTTTCATATACTCTTCTTTAGCACTCTCTAAGGCTTTAGTTTGAATCATGTTCATCATAGAATTAGTTCCACTAATAGCATTATTAATAACATTTTGTACTGCTACACTTTCATATAATGAAGTTGGATTATTTAATAATGTCTCATCATCTATATATGGTTTATATTTATCTAATTTAGAGGTGTCATATCCAGCATATTGTAATATTCTTTTTACTTCTCTTTGAGATTTACCACTATATTCTGCTAATAATGCTAGATTTTCAGTATTAAACCCACCAATATCTTGTAATTTATCTAAATACCATTTTAAAGAACCTTTAACACCATCATAAGTGTTTAATCTAATTGCTATATCTTTAATTAGTTCTAATTCTAAATCTTCATATATTCCAATTAATGGTTTAATTAATTGTTCTAATTTAGCATCATTCATTATTCTTCATCTACTTCATTGTCTAATTGTGGTTGATATTTTGCTTTTCTATTTTGCATATTTTCATAGAATGCTATAGCTTCTTCTTCTGAATAATCTCTTGTTTCTATTAGATATTCTACATCATCAATAATGCCTGCATTTTTTTCTACTAATGCTTGTCTCTGTAATGCTTCCTTATCAACTAAAATACTATCATCCCAATCAAATGTTAAATTATAATTAGGATTTACTGATATTCCATACAATTTACATAATACATAGATACCATATACTAAATCTTCTATAGCATATTGTAGTGATGTTTGAATATCACTTACTGTTACATAGTAATCTTGCTTCCCTGTTTTTATTTCAGTTGCCGTCTTTTCTATTAATTCAGGTTTACATAGCGTTCCTACTGCTAATCCACATTCTAACTCTATCTGTCTTAAATATTCATTTAATCCATTAAACATAGGATTATCTCTTATTTCTGGACTGAATATGTTATATTTTTGTTTATCATCATTTATTGAACCTAATTTTCTAAATAATCTATCTTTTCCTTTAGGTGCTTTAAAATTGCCTTTTTCATCTGGAATAAGCATTGTTTCATCAATATCTACTGCCAATTCAGAACCCTCATACTCCCAAAGTATTCTTGAAAATTGTTTGTCAACTTCCTCTAATGTTCCTATAGCATTATGAAATACTGCTACTCCTAACGGACTATTATTGTCTACATTATTAGTATTATTCATTGTAAAAAAACCACCAATTAATCTATCTACATTATCAATTGCTGATTCTTCATCCAATTCTTTCCATTTATCTACGCTATGCAAATCAATTTTACTAGATAATATTACGCCATTCTTTTTCCCTTTATAAGCAATGTTTTTTATTATTAAGGTTGTTTCTCTTAATTCAACATATTCTAATCTTGTATATATATCATTTCCATTAACTATTTGATCTATAAATATTCCTGCTAATAATTCGCCTGTGTCATCGAATTTAACAGGTATAAATTTATCAGCTTGAATTGTTGTTATTTTTATCCTTCCATTTTCATAAGATGGTTTAAAAAATATGCAACTTTTACCAATTGCATATTCAGTATTTTTTCTTATATTCTTTAAAAATCTTTGTAATATTTCATCTATTGTCTTGTCATCACATTTACATTTAAATTCAATTGTAACTGCTTTAGCTACTTTTTCACACATTGTTTTTGCTACATGCAACGATTTAGTATTCTTATCTATCCATGGTTCATTACCATTAAAAATATTACTCCATTTTTGAATTGCATCCAACATATCTTTTGATGTTTCTGTGTCTAATTCAAAGTCTTGTATAATTTTATTATAGTCAAACATATTTTTCCACCAACCTTTTATTTTATTAATTATATTACTAAACATACAATCACCTATTTCTTTTCTTCAACATCTATAAATGGTAGTAATTGTCTTATATAATTCCACACTCCCATAATTGCGTATCTTTCACCATCACTACAATGGTCATTTTCTTTTACTGGTTCTTCTTTGCCTTTATCTAATAAATCTTCATTCCATTTATATTGATATCTTTCTTCAATTAAATGTTTTTGTTTTGGACTTAAAAAAAGACATCTAAAAGACATCAATTTTTGTACCCTGTTTATTCCTAATATTACAGTATTATTAGCATTAATAATTACTACACTAGGACATACTCTTTTTATTTCTTCTGCTAGTCCTTTTGCTGATGGATCAATAAAAACAAATTTAATTCTTTTTCCAGTTTCTTTTTCTATTCTATCTTTAAATTCTTTAAAATCATTTGCATATTCTGAAGGACTTCTTTGTTTCCCGCTGTCTCTTCCACTATGATAATATTCATCTATGCCTTGAATACATTTGTTTGTATAATCTATTCCAAAGCATTGGTAAGTGGTAGCATTCATTTGCCCATAGTCCACCCCGATAAATAACCATCCAATGCCTTTTAATATTTCTTTTGTTACTTCTCTTATGTGTTCTTCTTCCTTAAACATATAATAAATAACTTCATCTATGCCGGTACACAATCCTAACCAAATCCACTTATACATTTTCTCATCATATTTTTCCATTAATTTAGCACTTTCAATTAGTTTCTTTCCCAACCATTTTTCTGGTACATCTCTATAATCAATATGAATATGTATGCAATCTGGTCTTTGTTCCATTTTTTCTACCCATTTCATTATTGGTGCTTTAGGATTTTGTGGTGGATTAAAAAAATAAAACATTCTAAAGTCTTCATCATTACCACGAATAAATGTTGCTTCAATGTTTGCTATTTCATCTTCTCCATCGCCTTTATCAAAGAACTCTGTTAATTCATCTAATACAACTATTTTTATTGGTTTATTTTCATCTATCATACCTTTTGTGTCATCAATTGAATCATTACCAGTAAAATAAATTGTATTATCATTTTCTTTATATTTTATTTCCATAGGACTAACAGTTATTTTAAAATCACTTTTATCTAATTTTAATCTGTTTATTGCTCTTAAACTTTCTTTATAAACAGTCTTTTTTAATTTATTATGAAATTTTCTTAAAACTACTACAGAACAATTATCTTCACTAATTATTGAAAAATTTTCTAGTAATGCTCCAAAACTTGATTTAGTTCCAGCTCTTCCAGAAGTAATAATGTAATGTGTATAAGAATAATCATTAAATATTTCTTGCAATTTAGGAATGATTAAATCACTTAATTTAATTTCTTCGTTTTGGTAAGTCATTTATTATTGTCACCTTTTTCGTATTACCATCAGGATTGTTATTGTCATTCAATATATCGTTTATATCTTTTAATGCAGCGGCTAATTGTTTTAATCCGAACCTATCAATAATTGCTTTATACTCGTTGATTACATTTTCTTCCACTGTTACTTCTTCTTTGGGTTTCATCGCTTTATAATCATACTTAACTGTTTTAGTTTTGGTTGTTGTCTTAGCAACATATCTATCTAATTCTTCAATACTTTCATTTATCTTTTTTAATAACTTTGTTGCAGTATCTTTTGTTTTCAAAATTTCGTTTGCTTCTTTAGTTGATTCCTTTTCTATAACCTTTTCTATTGTTTTAGAACTCTTTTGTATCTCTTTTGCACTTTTTTTTGTACCCCAACCTTTTGTGGCTTTTTGCGTATTGCCATTTTTAGGTATATTCTTGCTCTTTAAAAAAGCATTTATAGATTTATAATCACCTAAAATAAACTCTTTTTCTAATTCTTTCCAATTGTATTTAGCCATTGCTAATCACTTATTTCTTGTTCTTTATTCTTTTTAGACTCTTTGTATATTTCAACTATACCTTTTTCAACTAATTCTTGTATCCTTTTTTCATCAAATTCTACAATAGTACCTTCGTTATACCATTTGTTTGTTATTTTATCAGGATACCCTTTTATTACTTTTGCTTTCATTGTTATACCTTCTTTCTTTTTCTAACTCTTCTTCGCATTTTTTATTTCTAGGACAAAATTTACAATTTCCTCCATATATTAAACAATAATTATAAGTTTGTTTCTTTTTATTCTTCATTTATATCAACTCAATTATTTGTGGTTCCTAAACCCACATGAACCACTTGTCTTGCTCCAATTAAAGTATTTTATACAATTCTATTATTAGAAAGGAGGTGAAAATAACGAATCTTAGGTCTATAGCAAGATTTCCGTAATAAAAAGATACTATTTCTAGTATCTCTGTCTAATTATTCCATTTTACACATTATAACATGTTAGTGGTCTAAAAAAAGTCTAATCTTTCAATTTTTGAATAATTTCTTTATTTATTTGTTTTATTCTTTGAATACTAAAACTTAATCTTTCAGCTGTATCTTTATTTGACAATCCTAACATATATCTGCATTTAAATACATTCAATTCTAAATTATTCATATTATTAATAGATTTATATACATCATTTATAAAATCATCTATTATCTTTTTCTCTTCTATTAATAACTCTCTGTCTTTATCTAAATTTTC